GTTGCCGTCTTTGTCGGGCTCGTTTAAGTCTTTAAGAACGCCAAGGGGTACAGCCTCTGGGTTGTTCTTGGCGATTTCATTCATTTGCAAAACAAGGCCTGGCCTGCGCCCGTCAGTAACTGGCATCGCTATAGCTTGCGTGTACAAACTGACAAACGATATGACGTCCGCTTCTTTTTTCACTTCCGCCTGGCGTTGGGCTAGTGTGTAGAGACTGTTGGCCTCGGTCATCACGTTTGCAGATATTGTTTTAATTGCCGCGTAATCAGTCGCCCCAAGTATTTGCGCTACCTCTGACATCTTGCCCAAGTCGCCGGTGCGCAGCTTTTGAAGAGCCAGGTCTGGGTCGGCCATCATGGCCTCGTCATTAACAATAAATTGGGTCAATACGTTTATTTTTGCGGTGCGCACAGCTGTCTCAAATCGGTCGGCATACTCTTTGGCCAATTGCCCATCCCCAAGAGTAAGGGCTTTGATAGCCATGTTTTTCCGCTCTGCCGTAATAATGGATTCAATGCTTTGCCTTTGGCCCTCGCCGTCAACCCAAAACCCCTGCGAGATGGTCGCCTCCAAAATTCGCTCTGTGTTTGAAAAGTCTATCCGCAGCGCTATTGCCTTACGCTCTTTGTCGCGCTTTAACTCAAACTCGGCGGCTTTTTGTAAGACGGTGTTGCCGGTCGTCGCAATACTAGCGCGCAACTTCATCGCCGCTTCTGGTGATTGAGCGCCAACTGCTTTACTGAATCCGTCAGACAAAGACGTAATTGCCGTCTGGAAATTAGCTGTTGTTACGCTGTCGTCGCCAGACTCCAAGGCCACAAGCATTTTTGTTAACTGTGACCTGGCCTCCACTTCAAACGCGCTAGAGAGCTGAAACGCTCGGGCCTTCTCCATGGCTCTTTGATAGATAGCTCCGCCGCCGCCAGTATTTAAATCAAGCGGTTTAAGGTCGCCATTAACAGCAGCTTGGAGCTGAACGTTTGTAATTGGGTTCTCAGCCGCGAACCTAGTCGCCTGCTCTGCCGCATAAGTGCCAGCTGTATTAAACAGCGAGCCGCTTAACCGATCTAGTGTCTGAGCCATCTGCTGGTTGGCTGAAACGGCACGCTGTATCCCGGTGTAGCTAGGAGCCTGGGCCTGCACGTTTGGCGTGACAGCGCCGGAGATGCCGACCGCCTGCATACGCCCTGATTCCATTCTTGGTAGTGTTGCCATTTTTTATACTCTCAAGCGAATGGGTTTGTGTACGTCTTAGCAAAATTGAGTAGACCCTCTTGCCTTGTGACACCAGCCATGGTGCCACCACTTTTAACAGCAAAATCACCGGCCAGCTCAAGCTGTTTTGCGGACGTCTCTGCAACATTCATTGTTAGGTCTGCTTGCTCCATACCGGCAAGCAACATAGCCGAGGCGTCTTCAAAACCGAGTATGTGCGCGGTCAGGGCGTTTAAATCAGAGACGCCAATGTCTCTATATGCAGAACCGACATTAGCTACCTGCACGGCCCTGGCTGAACCCTCGTTGTACACCACCCCACTTGCGGCGGCCCTTGCCCGAGCAGCCGCGTTTGTGCGCTCAAGATCGCGCAGTATCCCGTTGCCCGCCATGACGTAGTTCAGCGTGGTTTGCTGCGCCGCCTGCAGTTTCCGGCCAGCCTGGATCGATGCGTATTTACGGTCTTGGTCAGCGCGAATCTGGGCAAGCCGCAACGTGTCGGCAGCCTGGACTTGATACAAGCCCTGCTCGTAATAGGCGGCGGCCTCTTGGCGTGATGCTGCGGCATCTGCGTACAGCAGCCCGGTTATGCTAGACGTTGCGTTAATGCCAGACGTAATCGCGGAGCCGACATCGCCGATGGCTTTCCCTACCGATGTAACCGCATCAAGCGCCCCGCTCCAGGTTAGGTTGCTGGTTGTAGTGGCCATTGTGTTACCTTCCGCCGCTCACAGCGACTTTGTACTCCAGCCCGAGCAACGTCATTTTAAGGGGTAGCACTTGGCTAATTTCAATAAACTGCTCGCGGCTGTATCCAAGCACCCCGTTCACTCGCTTAATGCCAGTGAAAGACGGCACGGGCTCATTCAAAATAGGGTTGTCAAACTTGCGAAATGGCAGCTCATTAGAGTTGATTTGCAGGTGCTGCGTGTCGTTGACTATGGCGTTGATCTCAACCACTCGTTTTTTAAAGCCCATGCGCGTGCCGCTTTGCAACTGCATCTCGACTGGCATGGTCTTAACGTAGACATTGAACGGCAGGCCGACTTCGTAGCTAGTAGTGCTTGGCCGATCAAATGTAACGGCCCCGCTGCTGACCGTCTCATTGTTTTGCGGGACGCCGTCACAAATAACGTTTAGTGATTTACCTTCTTGCGGTAGGCTGGTTGCGTCGCCCGCCGCTCCGCCAACGAAACCACAGTCAGTGTGCAAGTCGTAATTAAAGAGCTCAACAAAGTAAGAGTCGACCCCGTCAAAGGTTCGTTTTACTACAGAGTAGATGTCGGTCACGTCGACCTGGACATCCAGAAAGCTGCCATCTGTAAGAAACTCGCTTGGGGCTGTTATTTGCTGGCTGCGCATGACAGAGAACACAGCCATGCTTCCATCGCCGTCGTTGTTCATCAATAGCAAGTCGCCTTCGTCAGTACTGGTTGCGCGCCGCAGGGCCATCCTGGTTGGGGACTTGAGCAAGTGCCCAGCCATCAGAGATATTCGCTGCGTGACGTATGTCAGCTGAGAGTCTGAGAACAAGAACTCATTAAGTGATTTGCCCTCTCGCTGAATGTAGACAGTGCCGCTCTCCAGCGACTGGACGCGTGTGCCCAGCTTGCTGCCATTGCGCGAAACGTTTTTAAAGTTAAGGGCCACTGGCGTGATAGGGTCGGTGCCGGACTGCGGTACATAGAACTCACCGCCGGTAGTAAACACCTGCAAGTCTCGACCAGAGATCATGTCAACAATAATGTTGAGCTGGCTGGTGTCTAGCGTCGCCTCGACGGCGTCGTCGTCCAAAGATTCGGTCGGCACAAAGTCGTAGAAGATACCGATCTTGCTGCCCCAAATCGTAGACGGGCGGGCCTTGGACCCACCAAAGTACAAGCGGCCCTCATGGAATACAACAGTGCGCGGCCAGCCTCTCTCTGATGACCACACATTCTCGTACTGACTTTCAATAGACCAGTTGCCAACAGTCCTAGCAGTAGTATCAAAAAATGGATACTCAGTAATAACCCGCACTTCGGTGTCGCTTACGAACTCTAGAATTCTTGCCCGGCCCTGTGGGGTGGCGTTGATGTACTGGTTAACACTTTCCAACGCAAACGGCACGATCTTGTATGAGTCGGAAGACACCGGCGCGGTGTCCCAAGCCGGGAACACAGTAGCCACTTTTGTTGTGCCGTTGTAGGCTGTTATTTTGCGAGACTTGTTAGACTGTGCGCCCGACGTCATATGCACATACAGGCCTTTAAAAATATCATTAGTTGCGTTGGCGGAGGCCTTGAGAGTAACCGATGTGGTTGTAGCGGCCTGAAGGTTGCCGGTGTCTGATGTGTACGCAGACGCAGTTAAAGTTATATTGCCGCTAACAGCTGATGGGGTTATGGCCGCGTTGGGCTCTATGACTTCTAAGTTAAACGGGTATTTTGGAATACTGTCAAAAACTAAACCTGTAATAGTCCAGTCTGCATTTGTTGCACCACGCACCAATTTAACTGGGGCCAAATCAGGATGCACAATAATCATTGTGTCAGCAGATTGGGTCCAGCACATATCGTCAACCATAGCCGACGTAACAGATGTAACTAAGTATGGGTCGCCGGTCCCGTTAATGTCTGTAATCTGGACGCCGTCTTTAAAGACGTACATCCGGTTGTGTGTAAAACACAGCATATAACTGTCTGCTACAGAGAACTCAAACGGCACCAAACGCATACCGTTGGCGGCGCTCTCTGTGCCGCTGTTTGGCAGTGTGCCAATATACTTTAAGCCAGGACGGCGGCGAAGCCCACCCTGGGGCTGGATGACTACGTTAGTGGCTTTGGCCAAGGCGTTGTTGTATTGCGATAAATCGACCCTGGCTCGCAAAAGAGGGTCAAGCTCACCAGCGCTAAAGTTGGTTTGAATATCTACAAAGCGCGGCATCTTAACCCCGCACAGCAATCAAGCTGTAGTCTTCGATCACGCGGGACGGTTGGCTTTGACCATCGATGTTTGCCGCTGTTCGGAAGTACCCTCCCCGACCATTTTGGGCCGTCACGCCTACGGCCATCTGCTGCCAATAGATCGCTTTCTCGCGCTGCTCGGTAATCGGCTCGGCAATGTGCCAAGCGATCATGTACTTTAAAAATTGGATAAAGTATTGAGGCATCGCAAACTCTGCAATGCCATATTGATAATCTATATAAACAGCCGTTAAGTTGGTCAGCAGCTGGTCGCCCTGAATTTCCCAATCCTTTTGGACCGGGGCACCTACTGAGCTGCTGTTATAAACAGCTCGCGGGTTGGCGAGCTTGTCGCCTGGGAGCTGGTACGCGTACTTCCAAACAGATGTTGGCGCGGTTAATAACTGGGCCAGCTGCACTTTTTTTGTGTTGAAGCTCCACGGGTACATTACCAGAGAAGAGTCTCGGACATCGGGGTAAAGCCGGTCGCAAATACTAGATTCGTCGGTACCCTCGTTAAAGCTGCTAATTGCTTTTGCTCCGAGCATCAGCAAAGCGTCGGAACAAACAGTCACGCCGGTGTCACCTGAAGCCATATAAACCTCTTATGCAAGAAAGGGCAGCCCTAGAAAACTAGAGGCCGCCCTGTTCACTCGACTAAAAATTAGTCGGAGTCGGTATTAGCCAACACGGTGCCATCGGATACGTCCACAACGCCAGCGGCGTTAGATAAGACGTAAGCCAATGTAGCCACGGCAGTAGTGCCAGTGCTGGTTACGCAGTAGATCAAGTCGCCGACTTCCAATGTGTCAGACAGGTAATTGAAGTAACCCGTTGTGTTCACATCGGCCATTGCGTCAGTAGTCTTGTATGCGTAAATACTCGGCGCGTTGCCGCGCTTTGATGCCGCTACAGATGTCAATCCAGTAGTTGAAAAAGCCATGATTCTTTACTCCTTAAAGATTAAGATTCGCGGCAGGTAATGGAAACGACACCTTCAGCGTCGATGGCTACTGCCCCGGCACTGAATACCTCGTTAACCAACCAGCTGGTCTTCTCTGCAATGTAGTTAATCTCGGTACGCATACCGAGGCCTTCGCCGTAGCCAATGGCGTCACGGTGGAAAGCGAAGCAAGTACGGTCGCTAGAACCGTCGATTGCCAAGCCACCCTCTGTGCGGTCGCCAATGGTGTGGAACTGGAAGCCCAAGAATGTGTTGACTTCGCCCTGAACCAACGCTTTTACAGAGTTGAAGTCAGAAGAAGTTACAGCAGTCTCAGACAACAAAGAGGCCAAGCCATTTGCGTGCAAGATAACGTGACGATTGTCCATGGGTACGTTTGAAGCATCCATCAGTCGCTTGGACTCACGGAGCTTGGCCACGTTCATATTACTAGCAGCGCCACCGATACTGTTAGCCACGGTCAGCGATGTGCCAGATGCAGCGAGTGCGTCTAGGATCATTTGATCTTGACGACGGCCCATTGCGGTAGCAACTACTTGAACCAGCTCTTGACGCTCGTCAAAGTTGACTTTGGCCTGGCTAAAGATGTCGCTGTATTCAGCGGCATTCCAGTCAGCTAATGTCAACGTGACTTGCGAGAAGCCGACGTTCAGTGGTGTTACATCAGTTTGTGCGATGCGGGGAGTAGCTACGCCACGGCCCACTTTAGGGAACTTAACAGTTGAACCTTCCACACCACGACGCGCACGGACAGCTCCCACCAATTGGGCTTTACCCTGGTAGGCTTGCTTAACCTCAGCGTCGAACAGTGTTACAAAGGCGTTTGATAAAGACACGCTCATTTTGTTTACCTCATTCGGTTGTTGATCAGGATTATCGCGCCGGTGAGCCAGTGAACTGGGCCGATTGCTTGCTACTTACGGTAGCCGGTCGTCAGCATCTCGCTGCGGTCAGGGTCGCTTGCGCGGTAGGCCTTGTAAATAATTGTAATCTATTTTGTACAAAACGCAATAGGCCAAAAAAACCCCCGCCGGAGCGGGGAAAGGCAAGACCGCAAAACCTTGCCAGGAGAAATTAGCCAGCAAATTGAGAGAATGCTTTTTCGACCTTTGATCGGTATGCCTTGTCGGTCTGATACCTGGGGTCCCCAACCATCTCGTAGAGCTCGTCTTTACTTGGTGCCCCGTCCACAGGAATAGACTGCGTCGGAATCCGGCCCTCATAGGCAGACCGCATTTTCTGCAGGGCATTTAACCCCTTGGCCGTCCCACCCATGATCTTGTATTCCTCAAAGTCTTCTTCTGACCATACGCCTTTATTAACAAAGCCTCGGCCCCAGTCGGCCATGCTGTTAATAACAGCCTGGGCGTTAGGTCCCAACTTCTTCATTTCGGCGGCGGCGTCCATAGGAGGCGGGGCCATTTGCTGCGCTATGTCTTGGAACTGAGAGGCCATCTCGTTAAAGGCGGCCTGGCTGACGCCGTACTTTTGCGCCCAACCAAGGTAAGCGGACGCCAGCGGGTCCTCTTCAAGATTTTCTGTTTTGAAAACACTCGTGTCATATTTACCATCGGGCGGCGCTTTGTGTGCGCCCTGGCTAACCATCTTGCGCATATCAGCCCAGCTCTTGGCCAGGCCCTCGTAGTTGGCCTCGCCGTCTTCGGCGTTCCAGAAATTCTCCGGCAGCCACTCTGGGCGGTCAACTGGAGCGCCAGGTATTTTTCCGGGCTCTGTAGTGTCTGCTGCTTGATGGGTGATCTCAGACTTTTGGGGGCTGTCTTGGGCTTGTGTGTTTTCGTCTTCAACGGTCACGTTGTCCAATAGGCCGCTTTCTGCGGGTTGGTCGTTTGTGTCGCTCATATCTTCCTTGCTTGGTTAATCCGCGCCTCGATATCACGAATCACGTTTCTCTGCCCTTCAGCAAAAAATGCGTGAGACGAATCTGTGCCTGGCACGGCGATTGGCACATCTACATAGACGCTGTGCAGCCACTCAAGAATCTTCTTGCCGTCGCCGCCGCCAAATACGCGCAGGCATAGTCTGGCTATGTCCTCGCGCTGTTGACCAACATCATGTTTAATTGGGGCCTCCGGCTCCTCTAAGTCATCCCAGCCAGCCATTACGCAACCCCAGGTGGTGGTGGCGGCATAGCTTGGTCAGATTGCTGCATTGCCATCTGCGCCTGCATGGCCATGGCCTGCTGCTCTTGCTGTTGCTGGATCATAAATGCACGCTCTGCGGGGTCGTTACGCAGTGACTGCGGAACGCCTAGCTTGTCGCCTAAGTAATCGATCATATCGCCGAACTTAACAGCGGTCGCGCCCTCTGGTCCAAGCTCCTTAACCAGCTGAGAGAACTGAATCGCTGCGTTAATCTCTTCCATTGCCTGGGCGTTTGCCAGGGGTGATACGGCAGAGACTTTGACCTCTAGGCCATTGACCTGCAATGGAAGATCAATTGTTCCACGCTCGTCCATAACCTGGAGAATTTTAGACACCAGCGGAATCATTGTCTCATTGATCAATCGACCAAAAGCGGAGCCCAGGTTTTGAGAGAGCTCTTTCATCCGCTCCACAATTTCGGTCGCGGACCGGGCGCTCATGTTTTCTGGCGGCAACGATTCATCAAGCAAGTATCGTTTTACCGACGCGCGCATATCGTTGATTACCAATTGCGTGATGTTAAAGTCCCCAGAGCGTGGGAGCGCCTGCAGCGCAGGGCCTTGTGGCCCACCGTTGCGCGCTACTGGGATGATCGCGCCAGGCACAATCCTTACGGTGTTTGGATTCAAGACCCCATCATCGGCTGCGGTGTAGACACCGGCAACAGCCAAGCTGGCGTTTTTAAGCAGCAGCTCAATTGTTTTGTTTAGAGTCTTGATGTCGGGCAACGCTGTCATCAGCGGGCCTCGACCATATATTTCCCCGGCCACCTTCATGTAGCGGGAAATAACCCACGGGCTATACGCTTGGCGTCTATAGACAATTTCTTCTTTAGATATGTTGTCGATAACGTGGTAGCAATAGTCTCCGCGCTGGTGGTCATAAATCGTAGCCTCGAGCAACTCGACGTCGTTTTCTGGCTTCTGCTCAATCCGGCGGTTTAGCTCCTCAGACAACTTTGCGTCCGGCCACTGCCGCTCGATGGTTTCGCCCTTCATCCTGATCTTACGATAGACATTGTCTACCTGGCCATTGGCCCCCTCTTCGTATGTAACCAGGAACAACGGGACAGGGATAAAGTTAATTGGATTTACATCATCGCCAGGCTGGACCATCATGCAGGCGGTGCCTACAGCAAGGTCAAGCAAGAACTCGCCCATTGCGATGTCAAAGTTAGACTGTCGCAGCACAGCAAACATCTTGTCGTTGTACAGGTCCAGTATCGAGTTAGCCTGGGCCCTACGCTCAACAGGTATATCCATACCAGGCTCGAGCTTGCACCATTGGCGCTGTGGAGGGAAGACAGCAGATTGCAAACGGTTAGCGAATCGCTGAGTAGAGTTGATTGCCGTAGAGTCAAAGACCCGCTGCATCTTCTTCGACCCAGTGCTGCCGCCCTCCCAAACGCCATACAGCTGGCGCTGTGGAAGCGCAAACTCATACGCGTCTTGGTAGAGTTGTTGAAACTCATCCTTCTTTGTCTGGGCTGTTTTCTGGCGCTTGATGATGTCGTCCGGCGATAGCCGTTTGCCGCCTGTGGTTTCTTTCGAGTATTCCATTACATTCCGCCTAATCTTGTTGCGCCGCCAAGGGCTCCTGGGATACCGCCCAAATTGATTGATTCGCCAAGGCCTTGGACGCCTTGGTCTAATGTATCGCTAACACCCATAATTGATCTTGATGTTGACGATTTTGCCGCGCGAGTTCTAGAGGCCACGCGCTCGGCGGCCTCGCGTTTAAAGCCACTCATCTCACTTGTAAACGCCTCGGTCGACGCAGCCTGGAGGGCCTCGGTTTCTTTTATCTGGGTCTGCACGGCGGCTTGTTGCGCGGCAAACTCGCGCTCTTGCTTGGCCACTTGTTCTTTTAACGTGGCTTGGTCGGCTTGATATTGCGCTTGCGCCGCCTGCGCTTGTCGTTGCTGTTCGGCCATTGTCGTTGCAATTGCAGTCCTAGCGCTCTCAAACTCAGCCGACTGCTTCTCCTGTGCAGCAAGCAGCTCGGCGTTTGACTTGTCGATCTGGTCTTGCAACTCTTTATTTAAGCGCTCCTGCTCGGCCTTAAATAAACTCTCTTCTTGGGCTTGGGTATCGGCGTACAGCTTGTCTAGTCTTAGCTGCTCGTCTTTAGCTGCGGCCACATCTGCGGCCTCTTGCTCCAAAAGGCGAGCTTGATAATCAGCGAGTTCTTGTTCAGTCATTAGATGCTTCGTGTGACGTCACCATAGCCTGGAACTAATCCAGCCTCTGGATTTAAGCGGGCCTCTGACAACAAAGAGCGGCGGCCAGACCGACGCGACGCTGTAAGTCTTGCCGACTCACGTTGCGCAGTTGTGCGGCGCTCATCCTCAAGCGCTTTAGCTTGGGCAGCTTGCTGCTCTAGCATCGATGTTTTTTGCTCTGCATACTGTTTTTGCTGTTGTGCGAGCTGCGCCTTTGCCGTCTCCGCAGCTTGTGTTTGCTGCGTAGCGAGGTTGGACATTAGGGTCTTTTGTTGGGCGGCTGACAACTGCATCTGCTTCAGCTCATTTGCAGCAGCGGTTTGTTGCGCCAACAGACTCGCTGCGTTGCTAGACTTTTGCTCGGATAGGCGCTTCATCTCAGCTTCAGCCGCCGCTTGAGAAGTAGTCGCCGTTTGCTCTCTTGTGAGCCTTGCCTGCTCGGCTGATGCCGTCCTGGTCTTTTCCGCCTCGGCCATAGACGCCTCACGCGCTAAACGGGCAGTCTCTGTTGCTGCATCGCGCGCCTTTTGCGCTTCTGCGGCAGCTTGCGTTCTGGCAGCGGCGGCGTCAGCTCGCGCTTTGTCTCCAGCTGCTGCCGCTTGTTTTCGAGCTTTTCTGGCTTCACTAACGCTGTAAACAGCTGCTGTCGCTGTAATGTATGGTAGTGCTGCTGCTACTGCTGCTCCCATTTTAAACTCCTAGATACTTGGTGTGGACCCGCTCAGTTTCTTGGTGGCCCATGTGGTTAAACAAATTACTAATGTCTTTGCACACCGGCACCCCGGTAAACATTCTCTGGCACCCGCGCTTGCGCAACATTTCTTCAGCGTACTTAAACATATTCAACGCAATGCGGCCTCTTCTGTAGTCCGGGTGAATAAAGTACAAGTCAACGTAACCACTCAAACTACTCTTGTGGTGCAGGTGCTCTTTCACAATCGTTACATGGTAGCCAATCAAAACGCCGTCGTGCCTGACCGCAACAATCTGCAAGCTACCCTGCTGCTCAAGATCAACATAGAAGTCAACGCTTGGGTCAAGAAGAATGTCATCCTTATCCCGCGCGATTTCCTGCCAATGCAGGGGCCACATCTCCCCCATCTCTGTTACGCATTCCTCGATGGTCTCTACAGAATAAGTCGTCGCCATTTTGTGTAATTTTATGAGTAAATTAAGGTAAGTAAACAAGCAGATATCTGTTTGATATCACCCGAATATATCGAAGTCAGTATTGGCCATGGTTTGCGATGGCTGACGCCCGCCAAGCTGTGGGGTTTTGGTCATGCGGTTGTACTCACCGCCACCCAGCATCAGGTACCCATACGAATCGCCGATGTGCGAGTGCTCGTTCTTGTTTGGCGCGTCTCGGAACCGCTCTTGCCCAGCCCCAACTGCAATGCGTTTAAAGTGATATCCGCCACCGAGCGCTTTACGCAGCAGTTTGCACTCACGGTTAATCATCAGCCCGGGCTTGCCGTTGATTAGCCTGGACATCGGGGCAGCCGCAGCCTCGCGCCGGACCTTAAAGTCGTTTGATGCGGTAGGTTGCGCCCGAAGGCCCAGGGTTCGCAAGAACTCAAACGCGGTAACCTCGTAGATCGCGTCCCTGGCCTGGCCAGCCGGGTCACCCCAGACGTATATCTGGTGACTCGGGTAGCGGGTGTTCAATTCTGTGAGTAATTGTGTGCCAAAGCGCTCCAGGCCCATGTCGGTGGTCACGATTTCAGCGTGGATAACCCACTGGCCGGAGGGTAGCCGCTGGCCAATGGTGGCCGCAGGCGTCAATCCAAAGTCAAGCCCGATTTGGATGGCCACAGTAGGGTCGACAACGGTGTCGCCGGACATGATCGAGTCGTCATACTCCGGCCAGACGGGCCTTCCCTCCTGGACGTAGGTGTATTCGCCCTTGGCGTAGCAGCGTATCCAGTCTAGTGTCTTACCGAGCAGCATCTGCGGGTAATAACCAGGGGGCAGGTTGCCTAGGTTCTCCGCTTTGGGGTTAATCTTCCACCACTTGCCCGCCGAAAAGATGTGGTCGTTGGCCTCTGGCATCTCCGGTAGGTCGTCAACGTCTACCGATACTATGCCGCCGGGCTGCTTCCAAAACTTCCAGGCGTACTTGCCGGTCATCTTCTCCTTCTCAGCCATCCGGTGCCACCAGTGGTCGTCGTCCATGGGGTTGCTATCCATCCAGATGCCGTGCCAGGTAGCGCCGCCGTCCCGCTTAGTCGGGTATCGGCCAACCCGGTGGGTCAACCCGTCGATCACAGCCTTGGGCAGCTCGCGCGCCTCGTTCACCCACGCACCAGTCAGCTCCAAAGACAGTAGCTTGCGCACATCCTTTGGTTGGTCCAGGGCTAAAAAGATAACTTCGCAGTCAATACCAGACGCGTCACCCCTGGCTGGCAGCCGGATGTGGTGCGTAATAGGCGGCGTCCACATCATTGGCCCAAATGTAGACTCCGGGAACAAGTCCAACCAGGTCTTAATCGTCGTGGTCTTCAGCATGGGGTAGCTGTTTCGCACAATCGCAAAGCGCGTGTACCGGATGCCGTCAATAGGCGAGGGCTTTTGCTCCACCGCCTTCTTCATAATCTTGGCCGCGCAAGCGTAAGACTTGCCAGACCCCACCGGGCCCATTAAGCCCTGCACAAACGCGTCGCTTTGGAAGTAATCGTACACCACAGGGCTAGACCTGAAGTCCAGGTTTAAGCCCCCCGATGGGATTTCTTTTTGGCTCTGCTCTTTGGTTTTAGCCATTAGCTACTTTCTTTTTCTTCAGGGTCAATATTGACCACATCGCCACGCCCGCTTGAGGCATCCGGCGCGTGTACGTTAATTCCAATCACAGACGGCTTGTCCGACTCTTCCGGGTTGTCCAGCAAGCCGCTCGCCTTGGCCAGAATGCGCAGCACCCCCACCTTGTCGTACAGCTCCAGGTCCAGCGTGCTGTTCCCGTCCCGGTCAACCCGCACCTTAATGCTCTTAATCGACGTCAAGGCGTGCTCGGGTATCTGATTGCTGGGCTTTACTTTGACGTTGCCGTCCTCGCCCCAAGTCATTATGTCTGTGATCTTCGTGTTAGCCATGCAAAGCAGCGCATAGCTGACAGCCTCTCGGTTGCCAGCCAGCGTGGCCGAGCGCTCCAAACGACGCTCAATCGAGCGCGTCCCACCCCAGCCTTGAACACTGGGGATTTGTCGGGGCGTTCTCTTTGTGGCCATTAGAACGGGATGTCGTCGTCAAGATCGGGAGCCGCCGAAGTAACCGGGGCCGGCTTGGGCTCGTTGTGCGAGCTCGACTGGTTGCTGCGGCCAGCCTGGACCACCAGCTCACCAACCGATAGGCTGATCCACTTGTCGCCAGAGCTAGTCAACTTGGTCCACGCCGACATCCACCTGATCTCACCGTTGGGCAACATGATCTTGCCCTTGAGGTTCGGATGGTTGTCCGTGGTTTTGTTTTCATTCTTAAACAGCGAGCCGCTGCCAGGTCTCATTTCGTAAGCCATTAGTATCTCCTTTGGGCTAGTCTACAAATCCAACAAAATGTTGGGGAAAAATTGAGCGAGGTCCCCCCTACGCTACGGGCAGGGGGGGAGGGGAAGGGGTGCTTTTTTATACGCGGGCGACAACGGGCGCGTTATTGGGCGCACATCGTCCGCGCGCATATGGTTTAGCCCCTTAGAGCCAGGATATTGGCAGGCTTTCGCCCTGGGAATAATACTGTCCAATTCCCAATCGAGCGTTTGGGTTTTGTACACCAGGTCCTCACAGCCCTCACAAGCCGCTGCGAGTCCTGGCTGGTATGTGTGCCTACCCTTGCCGTCATTCGTGCGCTGTGCGCCCGTCTCGTGCGTCCTGGTGGCATTCATGTCTTGGCATCCAGGTGCAGTTGCAGGATGCTCTCGGCCATCACGCGCGCACTCGGCGTCAATCCCTCAGCCTTGAACAGCTCCTCAAGTGTCTCTTGTGCCTGTCCAATCTCACTGTCTGTCATTCCATTTTCTTTTAGTTTATTTAATTCGGTTGTACTTAACTGTCTATAAGTATCTATGTTCTTTGTGTTAAGCACAACCTCCAGGTTGTTATATTGCATCTCTAAGGTTGTATAACTACTCGCTGATACAACCCCCAGGTTGTTACTCTCCTTACTACTTGTCCCCACCTTATCCACAGTCTTCTTGACTGCTGGCTTCTTTATCTGAGCCTTCATCTCTCTGACTAACCTTGTCTCTTGCTTAGGCATAATGTACTCCTTTGGTTTGTTAACTCTACTGCCGGCCAACGCGTCCCTGACCAGCTGCGCAATACGTCTCTGGCCATCTGCGTCTGGCTGCTCCTCGGCTTGCCTGGCGGCCTTCTCTTGCTCCGCCCTGATGGCTGGTGGGCGCGTGTCCTCCTTCGGCCCGTTGGTCATCGTGATGGCGTCCTCACCCGTGATGCTGGGGTCAAAGATAACTCGCAGCGTATCTGTGCGCTGGCCCTTGTACCCTCTGCGCATGACTTCCAAGTAGCCCAGCTCTCTTAACTGCCTGTACTGCTTGGCCAACGCCTGCTGGCTGATGCCCAGCTCCGATGCCAGCCGCAGCTGGCTTACCCAGGTCACGCCCGCCTTGTTGCAATACGAACACAGCGCAGCCAAAGCCTGGAGCCCACCGTGCGTCAGCTGCTTATCAAACACAGCCCTGATCGGAACCACAGCGACTGTTCGCCTGTCTGGCGGTGCCTGCTTTAACTCGATCTTGGGCCGCTTGGGCAGATCAAATTGGATCACTTCAGCTGGTGCGTTCATTTGCTGGCCAACCATAAAGCTCGCACTCCCCTCTTGAGATTGTCTGCTGCGTCCTTGCCCCTGCGGTGCTCAACGCCCATGATGTAGTCGCGCCTGGAAATCTGAGGAGTGCTCTTGCGTCGTCGGTTGACCACCAGCGGCAGCTTCTCGAGCACCCACTTCGCCTCGGTGTGTGCGCGCCAG